AGCTGTTATAGATATTTCACTAAACAGAACTCTTGAGGAAGAAAAAGAAGAAACCGTCGTTGAAGTAGTTATACCTCAACCCACCAATTCCATCGAAACAGTGTTGGGTTTATTGCTCCCAGACTGTGAATACGCGATAGACACCTGGGAATTGTGTCGCAGTAGCGACCCTTATTTAATCCAGGATGACTTCGTAACGTTCAATTTCAACCATAAGAATGCCATCATAGCTGGTAGATGTCAAATTCGCACTTCTAATATGGTCATAGTTAAGAACGTAAAATATTTGTGTATGGTGAAGAAAAATGGGGGGATAGCCAGTTGGTTATTACCATTTGATTGGCGGGATAAGGCAAAGGTGCATAAAGCCTGTGATTTAGTCATAGACTGTGCCATAAACGACAAAGGGTTCATCGATAGAACATTTTTGAGAGGTAGAGCTGTCAACATTCTCAAAACCAGAGCTGAGTATTATAATAGTTGCGAAGAAGATATTAATAACTATCTTCTCAGTGATGAATACGGAAGGAAAGTGGTTGATTACCATCGCCAACGTCTTAAACTCAGACCGTTCTATCAGATGGCTCAATTCACAAAACAGTCTGTCAGTACCTCACTTAGTGAGGCAGAAATATCTATAATTTCAGCGTGGCATGAAGATAAACATAACCTGGTGACAACAGCACTTAGAATGGCCGAACCTACTGATTATGCAGTTTTATTTGGCGCTTTCTTTTGCACACTCGCTTTAGGAGATAGTTTTAGTGTCAACGCAGTTCTTTGTTTGTGCATTTTAGCGTGCATAATTTATTTGTATCAGAGATTTCAACTGATTTTAAAGACTCTATGGTTTTACAAATTACCTAGTGTTACTTACGCTAGTTGTATAAGTATACCACAAACTTGTTCCAAAGGTATTTCGGTACCACCTTTGGATTCGAGAGTCACTCTAAAGATTCATGAAAAATTAAACGAGGATTGTCATAAGTCCAAAGTTATTCAATCTTTTGGGACAGTAATCAGAAATGGCCAAATGGTCATTCCAACTGGTTGCGGGCATGATGTTGCAAATGCTTTACGTATTCGAATTTTGTTCGAAAGGTTTGAAGACCAAGATACGTTGTCCAGAGTGATAGAAACAGCCAAAGTTGAGTTGAAGAGTTTGGGACGATTCAACTTACCGAACATTACTGAAGACCAATGGTTGAATCATTTACCCTCCAGAAGGAGGAGAATTATGAAAGAAGCAGTGCCTATAATAGATGCTGAGTCGATTACTTATAATATGTTTAACAAATTGGAAGCTTATGTGGGTAAAGTTCCCGGTAAACAAAAACCAAGGTTGATTTTTAACCCCCACCCCAATCGTCAAAAGTCTACTGGGTTATACTTTTGGAGGTTGGGAAAGGCAGTGTCAGAAGTGCTCCGTGATACGGATGTGGTTTATGACTCTGGATATATGGACGCTAGTGCTCTCGGCAAACTAGCCGAACGATGTGCGGAAAAGAAGTATTTGTTGGAAATGGATGTTTCTAACTTCGATGGCAGTGTTGCCCGAGCTTTCTTAATTTTCGAACAGTTCATTGTTGAAGAGTGCGCTAGCGAACTACCTGAGGATTGGGAACACCTCAAAGCAACCTGGTTGCAGAGAAAAGCTTCTTCGAAAGGAGTATCATACAAG